GGCGGCGACGACGGTGGCGGACTCGAAGCTGCCGAAGCCGGTGCCGGGCGCCGTGACGATCGGGTTCGCCGTGGACCGCGATGGGGTGTCGGCGTCGACTGGGGTGGCGTGGGGATCGTTGGGCGCCCCGGTGGTCGAGTTGGAGGCGCACCAGAAGGGCGTCGGCTGGCTTGCTGCGGCGGTCGTGGCGCTCGTCGAGCGGTGGCGGCCGGTGGCCGTGGCGTGCAACGGGGCGGGCGCTACGGGTGCTCAGGTGGGACCGATCCTGGCGGCGCTGCGTGAGGCCGGGCTCGACACGGAGATCGTGCAGTTGGGCGCGAAGGACTGGGCGAGGGCGTGCGGCGGCTTGTTCGTCGACGTGGTGGAGGGCCGGCTGGTTCGTCCGGCTGGCCAGTGGCCGCCCGCGGTGGCCGCCGAGGACGCGACGGAGCGTCCGGTGGGTGAGGGGTGGGCTCGGACGGCTCGCCAGGCAACGGTGCCGATGTCGCCGTTGGAGGCCGTGACCGCCGCTCGTGCGGTGCTGCCTGTTGAGGTGGACGAAGACTACGACGTGCTGGAGTCGGTGCTATGAGCTCGAAGGTCACCACCATCATCGAGCTCGTCGGGCTCGGGATGCTCAACGCTGCGGCCGGCCTGTGGGGCGGGCTGGCGGTCGGTCTGGCCACGGGTGGCGTCTCGATGTTCGTGGCGTCGTGGCGGCTGGTGAACCGGTGAGCCTGTTCTTCAAGCGGGGGCCGCTGTTCCCGTCGGCGGGCGAGCTGATCGCCGAGCGAACGCAGGGGCGCCGACGTGTGTCGGGCAACGCTGCGCCGATGTCGAGCTCGGTGGTGTGGGCGTGCGTACGTCTCCGGGCGAACGCCATCTCGACCTCGCCGGTCGACGTCTACCGGAAGGTGGGCGGCCGGAACGTGCTGGTGCCGACGCCGCCGGTCCTGTCGGCGCCGGGCGGCGCCCGGGTCGACATCGTGGAGTGGCTCTACTCGACCCAGGCGGACCTGGACCGCTACGGCAACTGCTTCGGGGTGATCACGGCCCGGGACGGCCTCGGCTACCCGGCGCGCATCGAGCTGCTGCCGGCGTCGTCGGTGACGGTGCGGGCGCAGGGCGGCGTGCCGGTGTCGTTCCGCTGCGACGGGGTGTCGTACTCGCCGGAGCAGATTTGGCACGAGAAGCAATACACCGAGGCAGGCATGGCGATCGGTCTACCTCCGGTGGCATCGGCCGCGCTGGCGCTCACCACTGGCCTGTCGGCCCGCGAGTTCCTGGCCAACTGGTTCGCCGGATCGGGCATCCCGGCAGCGCACCTGAAGAACACAGCGAAGACGCTCAACGGCACCCAGGCCGACGAGGTGAAGCGGCGGTTCAACTCGTCGGTTCGGACCGGCGACGTGTTCGTGACCGGCTCGAACTGGGACTACGAGATGCTCGGCGCCCAGGCGTCCGAGTCGGGGTTCCTCGAGACAATCGACGCCACCGACGCCGACACGTGTCGGTTCATGGGCGTGCCGGCGGACATGGTCGACGTGAACCGGACGACCGGCTCGATCACCTACGCCAACATCACCCAGCGGAACCTCCAGCTCCTGATCCACGACTTGGGCCCGGCGGCCACAAGACGGGAGCGGGCGCTGTCGACGCTGGTACCGACGCCGCGGTTCGTGAAGCTGAACACCGACGCCGTGGTGCTCCGCATGGACCCGATGGGCCGGGCCGAGCTGAACAAAGTCCTTCTCGACTCCCGCCAGCGGGTCCCGTCCGAGGTGCGCGAAAAGGACGACCTGCTGCCTTTCACCGCCGAGCAGCTGTCCGAGATGCAGGCCGTCTACGGACGGCAACTCGCCACGACGACCCCGACCCCCGGGAGCACGCCATGAGCATGATCACCATCGAGCGAGCCGCCGAGGCCAGGGCCGTCGGCGCCCGTGACGTGACGGCTCGGCCGTCGCAGCGCCGACACGCCGAGTGGGTCGAGGGTACGTCCGCTCCTCGCATCGCTCGCGCCTTCGATGTGCGCGCCGCGTCCGACGGTGCGACGGCGGTCATCGAGGGCATGGCGTCGATCACCGAGCGCGGCTACGAGATGTGGGACGGCTTCGGCCCCTACACCGAGACCGTCGACCTGGCCGCCTTCGACGCCACACTGGCCGCCTCGCCGCTCGTCGAGTTCACCCTCAACCACGGCGCCGGCGGCGGCCTCCCGATGGCCCACACCCGGAACGGGACGCTCGAGCTGGCCGCGATCAAGGCGGGCGACGAGACCGGCCTCAGCTACGCCGCCTCGGTCGACCCCGCCCGCACCGACGTGGCCGACGCCCTGCTGGCCATGCAGCGCGGCGACCTGGCCGAGGCGTCGTTCAAGTTCCGCATCGTCCGTGGCCAGTGGTCGCCCGACTGGACCGAGTACCGGATCCTCGAGGTTGATCTGCACCGCGGCGACGTGTCGGCCGTGAACTTCGGGGCCAACCCGATGGCCTGGTCGGCCGCCCGTTCCACCCCCGCCCCGGTGGCCGCCCCTGTGGCGCTGGCCCCGGAGGACACCGCTCGCCGGGTCCTGATCCTCGACGGCGAGTGCCGTCACCGGACCGCCTGACCCGACCCCCATCCGAGTCCGACGGTCCTCGGTCGCTCGCCCGCGCCTGCCTCCCTCGCCGTCTCGTCGGAACCAACCCAGACCCACCCCCACCAGGAGGACCGAGGCCATGAACCTCACCGAACTCATCGCGCAGCTGCGCACCATCATCGCGGGCAAGCTCGCCGAGCGGAACGGTCTCGCCGACCAGCTCGCCGCGCTTCGTGCCGCCGAGACCACCGACGAGGCCAAGGTGGCCGAGCTGCGCGCCAGCAAGGACGCGCTCGACGCCGAGCTGGACGCCCAGTCGGCTGGCCTGGCCGCCCTCGAGGCCGGCCTGGCCCGCGACGAGGCCGCCGCCCGCCTCCAGGCCGAGGTCCACGTGACCCCCGCCGCCGCCCCGTCGGCTCGCACCGGCGCCGCCGACGTGTCGGTCCGGGTGGGCCAGGAGGCCCGCACCTACCGGCCCGACACCGACAAGACCGGCCGGAGCTTCCTGCTCGACGTCGGCCAGGCGTTCCTCGGCGACCCGGAGGCGAAGGAGCGGCTCGCCCGCCACATGACCGAGGAGCGCGTCGAGCGCGGCTCCGAGTTCGCCCAGCGCATCGCCGGTACCGGCGCCTTCGCCGGCCTCGTCGTGCCGCAGTACCTCACCGACCTCTACGCCCCCGCCGCCAAGGCGAACCGCCCGTTCGCCGACGTGTGCAACCGGCACGACCTGCCGGCCGAGGGCATGACGGTGAACCTGTCCCGCATCACCACGGGCACGTCGTCCGACATCCAGGCGGCGCAGGGCGACGCGGTGTCCGAGACCGACATGGACGACACCCTCCAGACCATCTCGGTGCAGACCAACGCCGGCCAGCAGTCGATCAGCCGTCAGGCGATCGAGCGCGGTGCCGGGGTCGAGGGCTCGACCATGGACGACCTGTTCCGGGCGCACGCCACGAAGCTGGACAGCACGCTGCTGAACCAGGCCACGAACGGCCTCACCAACGTGGCCACGGGCGTCACCTACACCGACGGCTCGCCCACGGTGGCCGAGCTGTACCCGAAGCTCATCGGTGCCCTGGCCGGCGTCGAGGCCGCCCTGCTCGACCAGGACCCCGGCGACAACGTGTGCATCATGCACTCCCGTCGCTGGTACTGGCTCCAGTCGTCGGTGGGCACGTCGTGGCCGCTGGTGCAGCAGCCGGGCATCGCCCCGCAGATGGGCTTCACCAACCTGGCCGAGGCGTACGGCCGCGGCGTCCGCGGCGTGCTCCCCAACGGCACGCCCGTCATCGTCGACAACAACATCGCCACGAACCTCGGTTCGGGCACCGACGAGGACGAGATCTACATCGGCAGCCGCCGGGAGTTCCACCTGTGGGAGGACCCCAACGCCCCGATGCTGATCCGGGCCGAGGAGACGAAGGCGGCGAACCTGTCCGTCCTGTTCGTGGTGTACAGCTACTTCGCCTACACCCACGCTCGGTACGCCCACGCCCGGAAGATCAGCGGAACGGGGTTGGTGGCCCCCAGCTTCTAGAGCTAGGCACGCCGTCATTCTGATAGGGTGGGGGTCATGGAAATGGCCCCCACCCATCGGTGCAGCAAGTGCGACAAGTTCAAGGAGCTCGCCGAGTTCCCGCCAAGCAAACGGACGAACAAGTCCCAGTGGTGCAGGCAGTGTTTCCGAGAGGAGGCACGCCGGAAGCTCGGCCCCAAAGCGATTGAGCGGAACGCTCAATTCATCCGGTC